TTCCATCCCACCGAAAGATCCGCGCTCGCCCACGCCCTTCCCGTGGCCGTTCCCGGTATGAGTTAGAACATGCTGGCTCAAGTTGGGTCCGGGATCGCAGGTCCTCCCTGGAAGATTCGGCAGAACGAGACGCCGTACTGGGAAGACGTCGCGTACTCTGACAAGTACAACAACTCGTTCGACTCGCTCTCTTACGCGATCACCTATGCCTTCGCAGGTCCGGGCCAGCCCTTCACGGTCGCCGGCGAACCCGCATCGAATGCCGGCGTCGAGGGATTGGGCGGCGGCGGGTGGACGACGCAGCTCACGCAAGCGCAGTCCGCGTTGTTCACGGTCACGGGCAAATGGTGGTGGCAGGCAATCCTCACCGGGTATAGCGCGACGCTCACCGGAACGATCAGCGGTTCGACGCTGACGGTATCGGGCGTCACGGGGACCATCTGTCCGGGAGCGGTGCTCTCTGGCGTAGGGGTGACGGCCGGAACGACGATCGTCAATGGATCTGGATCAAGCTGGCAGGTGACTCCGGTACAGAGCGTGGGACCTGTTGCGATGACGTGCGTGATAGTCCCTCAGCGCATCGTCGCGGCCGAAGGCGAGCTGATCGTAGAGCCGGACCTTTCAGTCGCCGGCGGCGTCTTCGATGGCCGCTCGAGCAGCGAGATTGCGCTTGATCTCTGGCAAGCCGCATACAGTGCGCTCGCGACGAACGGCGTGAAGTCCTACGAGATCGCCGGCCGGCGCATGATGTATCGGGATCTGCCGGAGATTCAGAAGGCCATCGACTACTACCGCGGTCGTGTTTTCGCCGAGAAGGCTGCCGCATCGGGCGGTCAGCGTCGATTGATTCGCCAGGGATTCTCTCCAGCCGCGTCGGGAAGCCAGACGAGCAACTCGCGCAACTGGCCGTGGTGGTGAAATGAACGGTCTGCAGAAGTGGCTCATAAAGAAAATGCTCGGCGTCGAGCTGCGCGATCCTCAGCAACCGAAGCCAAGATCGAACGAGCAGTCGCGCATGTACGCGAACGCGATTCCGAATCGATTCAATCAGGGCTTCCCGAGTTTCAACACCTCCGAAGACCTGGAACTGGTCTCAAGCCTGCGAAACCTTCGCGCTCGATCGCGAGCTCTCATCCGCGATGCTGGCTACGCTCAGTCAGCGCGCCGCACCGTCGTCAACAATGTGATCGGAACCGGCATCAAGATGCAGCCGTCCGTCAAAAATTCGCGCAACGGATTCAACGAACGCATCAACGATGCGATCGGCGACGCCTGGTCGCACTGGATGCATGGCCCGAATTGCCATACCGGCGGGTCGCTGCACTTCCATGACATGGAACGCCTCTGCATGGGGCAGGTGTTCGATACCGGAGAAATCTTCCTGCGCATCCATCGCGGAACGAAGTTCGGGTACAGCAAGGTGCCGATCGCGCTCGAGGTCGTGGAACCGGAGCGCATCGTCGACGGGTATGCATACCCCGGGTCCGTCTCCCCGAAATCAGGCGGCGTGCGCATGGGCATCGAGACCGACAAGTTTCGCAAGCCCATCGCTTACTGGATTCGGGACCTGCATCCCGGCGACATCCGCTTGAACCTCGAGGAGTCCGACGCGGTCACGCGAATCGACGCGGCGGACGTCATTCATATCTACGTGATCGACCGATGGCCGCAGACGCGCGGCGTTCCTTGGTTGCATGCGGCGGCCGAAAAGCTTCAGGACGTGAACGGGTACAGCGAAGCGGAGATCATCGCCGCTCGCGGCGCGGCTTCCTACTTAGGCACGATCGAGACGCCGGAAGACAGCGCAACGTTTGCCGAGAACGCACCCGACAATACCTTCCAATTGGGCGTCGAGCCGGGCGTATGGTTGAAACTGTCGCCGGGCGAGAAGGCAAACTTCGTCGCGCCCAATCGGCCGACCGCAGCGCTCGATCCGTTCATGCGTTACATGCTGCGAGAGATTTCGGCAGCGGTCGGCGTTTCATACGAAGCCTTGTCGAACGATTTTTCTCAGAGCAACTACAGCTCGTCGCGTCTCTCTCTTTTGAATGAGAGAGACATCTACAAGGCGCTTCAGATGTGGTGGATCAGGGTGTTTCGCCATCGACTGCATCGTGAATGGATGAACGCGGCGGTGCTATCCGGAGCGATACCCGGCATCAGCGCAATCGACTATGCGCAAGACCCGGAAAAATTCATTCAGGTGCGTTTCCGTCCTCGCGGCTGGAGCTGGGTCGATCCTGCCAAGGAAGTCAGCGCAGCCGTGCAATCGGTCAAGAGCGGTTTCTCGACGGTGGAATCGATCATCGAACACCATGGCAATGGCGCGGATCTGGAAGAGGTCATGACCTCGAGGCAAGCGGAACTTGCCTACATGAAGGAACTCGAGCTCGCATTCGACACGAGTCCGGACGTCTATGTCCCGGCCGAATCTCGCGGCCAAGTGTTGATCGGCAAGGACGGCATTCCCGCGCCTGCCGCGGTTGTCTCCGGTCAGGGGTTGGCGGATGCGGGCCTGACACCCCCTGCGGGCGTGGGCACGCCCGAAGTGCCCGGGCTTGCCGCACCGGGAATTTCCAGACCTGCGCCCAAGGCTGCTGCGGCACCGCTGGATCCAGAAGACGTGGACGAGCCGGCCGCAGCGGAAGGCGAAGAAGAAGAACGTATCTTGCGTTTCCCATTCGGAAGTCGAAGGAGTTATTGAGCCATGCACGAGTACACGTTCTCCTATGACGAGGCGACTCGCACCGGAGTCATTCGCTTGACCGGGTCGGGCGACGAGCTGCGGATCACGAACATCACGCGCGAGCAGGCGCTGCGCTGGGAAAAGGAAAAGGCCGCCGAGTTCGCTAAGCGCGGCTTTCGCATGCAGACCGTGCCTGCGATCCTGACTCGGGAGCGCTGAGGCCATGGCGAAGGAAGATGATCGCACCCGCTCGATGTCGTTCTCATCCGAGACGCCCGTCAAGCGATGGTTCGGCAATGAAGTCCTGGACCACAACCCGAAGAGCGTGCGCACGGATTTTCTAAATTCGGGTCGTGCCCCTGTGTTCATGAACCACGACACGAGTTCCCAGCCGATCGGCGTGATCGAGAAGGGCAGCGTCAAGATCGGCAAGGACCAGGTAGGACGATGCGATGCGCGCTTCGGAAAGACTCCGGCGGCGCAGGAGGCGCTCACCAACGTCGATGACAAGATTCTGAACAACACCTCGGTGGGTTACCAGGTCCACGAGATGCGATTCGATGGCGAGAAAAATGGCGATGAAACCTATCGGGTAACCGACTGGGAACCGCACGAAGTCAGTGTCGTAGGTGTCCCCGCGGATCGCACGGTCGGCGTCGATCGCAGCGACAGCAATATCAATGTCACCAAGGCGGCAAACCCGCAGGAGAGAAAAATGGACGAACAAACCGGTTCTGCGGCAGGCGAGACGGCCGCGACGAGTGCAACCCGATCGGCAGTGTCAGACCAGACGCGAATCGAGGTGACGCGCCACGAGGAGCGTCAGGTCAACGCGATGGCGATGGAAGAGCAGCGCGTCAAGACCATCAAGTATTTCTGCGAGTGCAACAACATCGACGAGCGTATCCAGCGCCAGTTCATCACGAGCGGCCAGTCGATCGACAAGGTCGGCGAGGACATCCTTGCGATCGTAAAGCGCCGCGGCGAGCAGTCCTCGCAAAGCGCTGCGGAGCTCGGCATGACCGCTCAGGAGACCAAGCAGTTCTCGCTGTGCAAGGCGATTCTCGCCGTGCGCGACAAGGACTGGAGCAAGGCAGGTTTCGAGGCCGATTGCTCTCGCACGATCGCCGCGAAGCTCGGGCGCAATCCGGATCCGAACAAGATCTACGTGCCGCTCGACGTGCAGCGTTCGCGCTCGATCACTCCGGATGCGCTCGCTCGACATGCCAATAGCGGCATGCGTGGCGCGATGGAGAACCAGTTCACGCGCGCGGCTACCGTAGGAGGCGCTGCCGGAGCATTGGTCGAGACGATCAACCTGTCGTTCATCGAACTCCTGCGCAATCGAACGGTCGCATTCCGCCTGGGAGCGACGGTGCTTTCCGGTCTTCAGGGCTCGATCAACATTCCGCGCCAGACGAGCGCAGCGACCGCGTCCTGGCTGTCGACGGAAACCACGAGCATCTCGGAAACCGATCAGGGCTTCGGTCAGTTGAGCCTATCGCCGCACACGGTCGGTGGTTATACGGAAATGTCGCGTCTGTTGCTCTTGCAGTCATCGCCCGATATCGAAGGCATCGTCAATGCCGACTTGGCGGCGATCATCGGCATCGCGGTCGATTCCGCCGTCATCTCAGGGCCTGGGACGAGCGGTGCTCCGAAGGGCATCCTGAATACCACCGGCGTCGGCACGGGCAGCATTGCAACGACGACACTCGCGACCCTGACGGGCATTCAAG